TCCTGGAGCTAGGATTAAAGTAACAATCGTAAGTGGTGGCGGTGGAGGAGCTGGATCTGCTGCTACTATTGGTTCTGTTGGTGGTGGTGGTGCTTCTGGTGGTGTTATCGTTGTTTATTTAACAGTCGTTTCTGGCGTTTATACATTTACATATACTGTAGGAGCAGCAGGAACAGCTGGTACAGCAGCAGGTGCTGGTGGTGCTGGTGGTTTATCTAGTGTCGTTTACAATGGTGTAACATATCAAATTGCTGCTACAGGTACTGCAACAGCTGGTGGTGCTGGTGGTACAGCTGGTGCTATCACTGGTGTGACTAACGGAACAACTGCTAATGCTATTGCTATTCCTGGACAAACTGGTGGTAACGGTGGTACATCCGCAGCAACAACTCCAGTAACAGGCATGGGAGCAAGTACTCCCTTTGGATTAGGTATTGGTGGTACAACTGTAGGTGTTGCTGCTGGTGCTGGTCGCGCTGGTGTTGGATACGGTGCTGGTGGATCTGGTGGATACTCTGCTGGTGCTGCAACTGGTCAGGCTGGAGGCGCAGGGACTGCAGGCGTCATTATCGTTGAATACTAAGGCTTTTTTATAAATAGATCATAAATGAAAGGTTCATAATATGGAACAGATTTACAACGCTATTCAAGCTGCGGCTGATCAGAACGCGAGTGGATTTCGCGACGCTATCAATGACGCGCTTGCTGTAAAAATTCAGGACGCTCTCGAACTAAAACGTATCGAAATTAGTTCGTCTATGTTTAACGCTCATTCAGACGAGCAAGTAGAAGAAGAACAGGAGATTGTTTCGGATGAAGACGTTTAAACAACTACGCGAAGACGTAGACGCAAAAGCAAAAAATCCGGAAGCTAAGTCTCTTGAGCCGCGCTCTGAAGGCGAACAGCAGTTCAAGGATATGCACACAGTTAAAACTACAGATTATCCTGTATCTGGTAAAGGTGGTAATACTTCACAAACTGCTCATCAACCAAGCAATGGTGATCGTAATCCAATTCAGCAGGGAACTTCTAAGCTTGCTGATAAGTCTGGATTCAAGGGAAACAAGACCCCACTCACTCGCGCAGACAAAACTCAGGGTGATATGAAACCAGTTCTTACTTCACCTTCAAGCGTTGGTGGTAAGTGGTCTGGATATGCAACAGAATCCGTGTTCGTAAATACTCCCGTTATTAGCGAATCCGATGAAGATGTCATCACAATCGAGCTAATGAACGGTGATGAAATAGAAATCAATAGCGATCTATATGATGCGATTCATGAAACATATTCTCAGCTTAATACAGGTAATCGTGAGATTTTCCGTTCAGCTATCAACGAAGGTATCGATTCATTCGAAAGAATCCTCGATTTCGTAGCATCAAGATATGAGGAAGAATAATGGCTGAAGGATTTGTAAACAAACATACTAAAGGCGGATGGTGTATTGCCAAGTTTAATACATCAGGAGCTCTTTATCTTAATAGCGCAAATCCTTTGCTAGGCGCTAACTCTGCTGGTGAAACAGTAACCAGCATGAATATCGTATCTGCTGAATGGTCGATCGGCAACAACGCATATTGGACCATCAAGCGTGGTGCAAATACTGTAATCGTTCTTACAGACGGTCAGCATTGTTTTGACTTTTCAGATTCTCGTCTTATCGATAATTATGGTGGCGAGCCTCAATCAAACGTAGTTATCACAAAGACTGGCGCTGGCCCTTCGCATCTTACTCTTAAGATCCATAAGATCACTTCAATCGCAGGAGGCTCGAGATACTAATGAAACTCATCTGCGAAGTATATGAAGATCTTAAGATCATTACAGAAGCCAATGAAATAACAGGCGAAAAGAATTTTTTTCTTGAAGGTATCCTGATGCAGGGAAATCTTCAGAACAAGAATGGTAGAGTATATCCTACTCCTGTTCTTGCTAAAGAAGTTGCTCGTTACAATCGTGAGTTTGTTGAACAAAACCGCGCTTACGGTGAGCTAGGTCATCCTCAAGGACCTACAATCAATTTAGAACGTGTATCACACATGATTAAAGAACTCCGTCAAGACGGAGATAACTTTGTTGGTAAAGTTAAGATCATGGATACACCTTACGGTAATATCGTAAAGAATCTCATGAAGGAAGGCGCAAAGCTTGGATTTTCTTCAAGAGGAATGGGTAGCTTAGTCAAGAAAAATGGTATCATGGAAGTTCAGAATGATTTCCATCTCGCTACAGCTGCCGATATTGTTGCTGATCCTTCAGCTCCTCACGCGCTCGCGAACGGGATTATGGAAGGAAAGGAATGGATTTGGGACAACGGAATCCTTGTTGAAAAGGAAGTTGAACAAATCAAACGAGGAATCGAAGAAGGCTATTCGAGTTCAGCAGATCGTGAAACTGTTCTCTTGAATGCGTTCAACAAGTTTCTTAAAAAGCTCTAAAATATTTCGTTTTTATAAATAACTTAAGAAATATCTTCATAACCCTGAGGAGAATAATAATATGTCAGGTCAGAATTCAAATGTCGATAAGCTCGACATGCAAGAAGCAAAAAAGGCGAGCTACGGCGTTGATGCTGAGACCGCTGATCCTACTGGAGTTCAGGCTGCTGTTCCTGGCGGAGTTGCTCAGCAGGGTGAAAAGTCAGGTCCTATGCTTCAGGGATCAAGCGTAAAGCCTTATACAAAGGTAGGCATGATCAACTCAATCGTTGATACACTATCTGGTCTTAAGAAGGCTGACGTTTCTGCTTTCTACGATGCAGCTTTCAAAGGCGACAAGACAAACCCAATGCAGGGTTCATCTGTTAATCCAAAGCAGCGTTCAATCGGTGAAGACGTTAAGGTAGCACGTCTTACATCAGAAGATATCGATGTTTCCGAAGATATCAAAGCTATTTTCGCAGGAACCGACGTTTCTGAAGAATTCATTTCTAAGGCCTCAGAAGTATTTACAGCTGCTGTGCTTTCAAAGGTAAATGAGCAGCTTGAAATCGTAGAATCTAAGTTTGAAGATTCGTTGACAGAAGAAACTGCTTCTATTTCTGAAGAACTCGTAGAGCGCGTCGATACCTATCTCGATTATGTTGTAGAACAGTGGATGGAAGAAAATGCTGTTGCTATCGAACGTGGTCTTAAGGCTGAAATCGTTGAGTCTTTCATGTCAGGCCTAAAGGGTCTGTTTGAAGAACACTATATCGACATCCCAGACGAAGCAGTTGAAGTTACCGAAGAACTCGCAGCTAAGTGCGAAGCTCTTGAGGAAGCTATCAACGAAGAAATCGAAAAGAACATTGAGCTTGCTGCTCAGATTAAAGAATTCGAACGCTCACTAGCGTTTGCAGAAGTTTCAGAAGGCCTGACAGACACGCAAATTGCAAAACTGCAGTCACTTTCTGAGTCCGTCGACTTCGAAAGCGTTGATACGTATAAGAAGAAGATAGGAACTCTTCGTGAGAGCTACTTCCCTTCAAAGTCTTCGGCCGGGATTTTGTCCGAAAGCGTAACTCTCGATGAGGAACCAGTGGGCGATGATGTCGCTGAAAAGCAGGTTCCGGTTGAAATGGCTGCCTACATGAGCGCGATTAGTCGCGGTATCAAAAAGTAATTTTTATTTAAGGAGAATAAGAAAATGCAATCTCTGAATGAGCAAATTCAGAAAAAGTGGCAGCCAGTTATGGAACATCCTGATCTGGCTCCAATCAAGGACGTCCACAAGCGCAGCGTAGTTGCTCAGCTTCTTGAAAATCAGGAAAGAGCTGCTCGCGAAGACGGTTTTGGTTCAGGTGGCTATCGTGCTCCAGGTCTCCTGGGCGAAGCTGCTCCAATCAATAGCATGGGTGCTTCGTCATCTACTGCTTCCGACGGTTCTATCGACACATTCGACCCAGTGCTTATCTCATTGGTTCGTCGTTCTATGCCTAACCTCATTGCTTATGATATCTGCGGCGTTCAGCCAATGACTGGTCCAACAGGACTTATCTTCGCAATGCGTTCACGTTACAGCACACAGGGTGGTACGGAAGCTCTCTTCAACGAAGCTAACACAACTTTCTCTGGTTCTGCTGCTGGTAACACTGCTTCACGCCTAGTTGTTGGTAACACATCTGGCGGACGTGTTCAGGAAGCTAACGACCCAACACTTCGTGCTTCAGCTGCTACTTCTGCTTCCTATACCGTTTCAACTGGTATGTCACGCACTCAGGCTGAACGTCTTGGTGACGGTACTGCTGCTGGTGGTAACTTCCAGGAAATGGCATTCAGCATTGAGAAGGTTGCTGTTACTGCAGTTAGCCGCGCTCTTAAGGCAGAATACACCATGGAACTTGCACAAGACTTGAAGGCAATTCATGGTCTTGACGCTGAAACTGAACTTTCAAACATCCTTGCTGCTGAAATCCTTTCGGAAATCAACCGTGAAGTTGTTCGTACAATCAACTACA